ACGTAACTCCTGGTATAACTCCAGCGTAATGTTTTACATAATCCCAACTAATTCTTTTAGCCTGAGTAAACGTAGGGGCAATTAACGCAACTCTTGGTCTTGGAAGTGGGCACGTTAACACATGTTTAATCATATGGTTCACAGCAAAAACAGTCTTACCAAAACGTCTGTGCATAACCAGCACATTCCATCTCTTCAACTTATTGTGCATCTCAGCTTGTAATTCCCTCGGTCTGTAAGGTATCTTAACTTGCATCTTCTCCTCCAGTTTCCCAAACTATCTTCAAAGAACCATCAGTTATCTCTACGCCAGTCCTATTCTTCTGCTCACCAAATCGCTCAGGTAATATCTTCTGCACCTTCCATCTTACATGATGCCCATAGTCTCTCAATAAATTAGGGTCATAGCTCTTTCTACCATGCAACGCATCACCATACATATCTTCTAGCTCTTCTAAGGCTTTCTCAGCAGCCTGCCTTTGTGCTTGCTTAACATTGCCGTCTAGTTCTTTATCTTTGCCCATGTAGCGATATAAAGTAGCACGACTAACCTTTGCATCCGCACATGCTTTTACAAGGCTATGCCCGTCTGTGATGGAAGTGATAATGTGGTCTTGTTTTGCTTTGCTAATCATGTGTGTCTAGAACTACCTATTAACATATATAAAGTGGTGCAGGTGCGTGTGGGGTGTATACCTTATTATATAGCCACCCTATGCCTTGTCTTTTTAGCATGATTATTATTTTTATTGCTTGGCTTGCCATGTTTCTTTTATTCTTTTCTTTTTATTCTAACAGTAACAATAATAATTAAATGTTTTGTTGCGTATGCGTTGCCGCACAAAGATTGTATCAGCTATGTATTAATATTATAGTAAATCGTATCTCTTCTATATGCTATCAACTAAACTATTTCTTTTATCACATCAATAATATTTTTATTACCACTCTTAATATACATTGCAATCTATACGTTAAAACCCTTGCATACTATACAATGCGAAGCATCAATTTTTATTTGCTTTCATGTGTTGACATACAGAACCTTGTTCTATACTGTTCTAGTTAATTACTTAAACACTAGCAAATAAGGATATAATATTATGACATATTCATTAAACCATAGATATGATGTTAATTACATATCATCTAACAAACTAAAGGCTTTATCTTTTAACACACCTAAGGAAGCCTTAAACTTTATCAAGGAGCTATATGAAAAGGTTTATAATACTGACTTAACCTTTCCAGAATTTATGTATGAATTCAAATTAATTAGAGGTGTAAAATAATGTATAAAGTTATTCACTCAGTCGATCATTTAGACAACGATCCAACTATCAAAATTTTTGAATTTCACCATGACATGGAAGAATGGGTGCAAAATTCAGTTGCACAAACTATGCAAGGTTTACATAGAATTTCAAAAAATGTTTATAGATCACAAAAAGAAATGGAAGAATTGCAAGCAATAGAATTTTCTTTAATTAAAATTGAGGAGGTGTAATAACATGACATATAAAACAACTCTATTAATATCAATGTTTCAATTCATCTTATTACTACCAACAAGCTTTTATATCCTATCTCTTGGCTTTGTTGGCTTATTCTTTACTGTCTTTATGATAAGCGGCTTAGTTGCTATTCTAGCCCTTTATTATCCATTAATAGCAATCAACAACTAATCAACTAGCAAAAAGGGATATACAATGGAAATAATAACAATGATAAAAAAAGCAAAAAGAGTTTTTGGATATGTTGAGACAAGTGAATATGACGGGCACTATTTAAGATTATATAAAACAGATATTTTATATTTACTTAAAGATAGTCACACTTTCTCAATAAGTAAGTTTACTTTAAGAGAAGACGGGGACTTGTATATCAACTAACTTTAATACTCTTTTGATGCAGGGTTAAACCTGCATCATGAGAGCTTTAAAAGCTCATTAACTAGCAAAGAAAAGGAAAAGACCATGAAAGTACATCATACAAAATACAAACAAAACTATGTTAATTATATTCTTGATACAATATATGAGGATTGCGAAGGAAAGCCATTAACAGAAAAAAAAGATAAAATAAACTATATCTTTAATAGGTTTTATTCTGAATATGACTGGAATATTAAAAGAGTAGGCAAGTTAAATGCTATGACTGAATGGTTACAAGGTTTAGCTTTAGATATAGAGTACACCAACGGGAGCATTATTCAACTAGCTGAGGAAATGTGGAGCATTGAGCCAAACCCAAGCGAAAAACTGCAAGAAAAAATCCTTGCTAATTATTGGAAGTTTATGGCTCAAATAATACTAAGTATGAAGCCAATAACAACGCACAAAGTAATAAAAGATAAAAACATTTTATTTATTGGAAAGCTTCAAGAGTGTTGCAACTATCTTCAGAATTGCCAACCCTTTTCTTTTGCTCATGCAATAGATCATGAAGGCTTTAATATATTAGATACAATCTAAACTTTAATACTCTTATAATACAGTCTTTATTGACTGTATTATGGGAGCTTTAAAAGCTCATTAACTAGCACAGAAAAGGATATATTATGACATTAACAAACAAAGATCAAAGATTGGCTATTCAAGGGTCAACTATTCAATTAAAAGGTTCTACCTTACAAGAGTATAAATATTTTAAAATAGCTTATGATAAATTTATGCAATCTATGTTTTTAGAATACATCAATAATTATCTAACCCATGAGAAATTTGCACAAGATTATTATATAAGCATTGTAAGAGCTGGGCAGTTTATTGCAGAAGCTAAATCTATCCATGAAAGGCTAGTTAAAGATCAAATCACAACAAAAGCATCTAAAGAACTAGGCATGAATAAAAAAGCATTAGACGACAAGCTTATATTTATAATGGGCTAACCTTGTTACTCTCTCAAGCTTGGCATTATCCAAGCTTGTAAGAGCTACAAGCTCAAACAACTAGCAATAGAAAAGGAGCAAATAAAATGAACAGTATATTAAAAGGCTATCTAAAATTTATAGGGCTTATAATAACGTCTATAATAACTCTATATGTAATTTATTATTTAATATGGGCTTTATGCTTAATCAATGACACTTGTTATAATCAAAACTTTGGAGCTTAAACAATGAAAATAGATTTACACAAAGAACAAACAATATTTAATCATATTGATTTAAAGATGCTAAAAATAGCTTTAGAAAATTCTATAATAGCACAAAGAGAAAAACCTTTTTTCGATATTTATTATGAAAATGAAATTTTAGAAAAGATAAACAATTTTGAAGCATTTAAAGAAGCTGAAAAGCGAATAGACGAAGACCCGTTTATTGTGCATCAATTAGATGCACAAGTTTAAAAGAATTGTAGAGACTAGATTATCTAGTCTTTACACTAACAAGGGCTACAAAGCTCTTAAATCGGCATTAATGCCATAACTAGCAAAAGAGAGAGAGTAAAACATGACAATCAAATTATATTCTACGGATTACGTTGTAGTAGATGCAAAAACAAAGAAGCCTTTAGAGGGCTATGAAAATATATATCATTACACTTCTGTAATTGAAATTCTAAATGAAAAGTTAATGAATGAGGGCTATGAATATATATCTATGTCAGAGTTATCTAAAGAAGATAAAAAACAATTCAAAAAAACAATTAAAGAAATGGAGCAATAACATGGAAGATAAAAAACGTAAAAACTACCTAGTCTATTTTAAGCTTGGTATAGTTGATGCAGTCATAAATAATAGAGCTGATAATTCTTATATGAAAAGTTCAGCTTACTATAAAAAAGGTTTTGAGTTTGGTTTAACTATTAAAGAGGCTCTGCACCATGACAATGCAGAGCCGTTCACTAGCAAAGGGAACTTAAAATGAATAACATAAATAACAAGCTAACAAAAGAGCAATTTAAACAAATCAGAACAGAATTGCAATACACTCAAAGAGAAATGGCTGAATTGCTTGGTATAACTATCAGAGCAATAAGTTATTACGAGTCAGGGCAAAAACCAGTAAGCAAAACTGTCAGTATTCTAACAAAACGTATTTATATTACTGAGAAATAGGAGAGAGACATGCAAAAACAAATAACAAACGAAATGCTAGATGCTTTTTTAGGAGATGCAAGTAACAAGCAAGCTAGAATAAATCTTATGGATG